CCGTCGTCACGCCCGGGTGATACGCCAGCTCGATCAGGTGCGACGCGGTCGTAATCACCGTCCCACTGGCCGCGCGCTCGAGGTCGCGCGCGGTCGCCGGATTGATGTAGGCATACGCCGTCGGCGGGTCGAGCGGCGCCCAGCCTTCGACAAACCCGCCGTCGGGATCCGGCACCGCCACGCCCGGCCCGTCGAGCGTCACGAACTTGTCCCGCTGCCCGGTACTCATGCCTGCACCGGGTCACAGAACCGCCGCAACAGGGACACCACGACGGGCGGGGCGTCCTGGACGTCAACCGCCGGCGTCGCCCCGTCGAGATCGTCGCCGCGGAAGCGCCAGTACGACCCGAGCAGGATCAGGATCGCCGCCTGCGCATCGGGCGGCGTCGAGCCGGCGTCGAGCCAGGCGTCGATCACGCTCAGCCCAAAGGCGCTCCGCCCGACATAGCGCCGCACGAACTCGACCGCCGCATCGACCTTGAGCTGCAGATCGGCGTCGCTCGGGTGGCCGTCGGGCGTCGTCAGCCGGAGATGCCCCTTGGCCTGCGCGAGCGTCACCAGCGCGAGCGTCGCCATTACCCCTGTCCGCGCTTCACCTGCAGCGTCCAGCCGTCGCCGCCGCCGCCGGGCTTGCTGCGCGTCGTCGCATGGCAGGCCCAGAGCGCGCCGGCGTGCGTCACCTGGTCGCCGGGGCTGTAGACGCGCACGTCGTCGTAGACGCCGCAGTAGCGGGGACTCGTCAGCCGGATCGTCCCCAGCGTTTTGGTCTGCAGGCCGCGCCGGTACCCGAGCGTGATGATCCGCTCGTCGTCGGGGTCCTGCGCGACGGTCAGCTCGTCGAGGCTGACGCCGTCCGCACCCGCCGGCCCCGGCGGACCGGGCACCGGCGGGCGCGCCTCAGAGACGGCGAGCCGCTCGCGCAGGGTGCCCAGCACGGGTTCGATCGCGGCGAGTTTCTCGGTATGCACCTCGAGCCGCGCGAGCACGGGCGCGAGCGCCGCCTTCAGCGCCAGCGCCAGCACGCTGCTCGTCGGCTGCGGATCGTCAGGCATGGAAGTACTCCGTCAGAAACGCCTGCGCGAACGCCTCATCGTCGGCCTCGTCGTCGTCGACCGCCGGCGGCGGCGGGGCCGGCTGCGCGAAGGGCTTGAGCGCATCGCGCTCGGCGAGCGCCGCGAGCGAGAACATCTGCTGTTGCATGTAGGGCGTGTCGCCACCCTTGACCGATCCGATCCCGAAGTACTTCTTGCGCGACTCGTCGGGCGACAGGACGCCGCCGGCCACGCCCTGCTGCGCGGCGTCGGTCTTGGCTTTCGTGTCGAGCCAGATCAGATCGTCGATGTCGAACTCGGTCCCGTAGGTGTGCCCGGCGACCTCGAGCAAGCCGAGCCCGTCGTCGAGCGCGTTCTCGAAGGCGATGATCAGCGACTGCAGGCACTGGCTGTAATACTGCTGCACCAGCGGCTCGGAGTTCGCGTAGGGCGGCTGATGGCTCGAGTCGACGAGCGCCGCCGGCACGTGATAGCACGAGCACACCGTCTCGACGGTCCACTTGAGTTGTTCGATGAGCTGCGCATCGGCGGCGTTCACGCTCATCGCTTCGTACTTCAGCCCGTCGCCGAGCACGGCGACCTTGCCGACATTCGCGCCGGTGTAGTTCTGATCCCAGTAGTCCTTGAGCCGGCGCGCCGTGTCTTCGGTGATCGACCCCGGCGCCGTGAGCACGCCCCCGGGATTGCTGCCGCTGGCGAAAAACGTCGTGGAGTTCTCCTGAATCTTCAGCCCCTGCAGCGCGACCGAGCCGCACGCATAGATCGGCGAGACCCCGACCAGCGGATGGAACAGCGGGACCATCAGATCGTGAATGAGTTCCCGCGCGGGGACGGCGGGCTTCGTCGCGTCGATCTCGGTAACGCCGGCGAGGTCATTGCGGCCGAGCTGATACCAGACCGAGCCGTCGGGCGCGACGAGCGGCGTCACCTGCGTCGGGTCGAGCACGTAGAGCGCGACCACCACGCGGCGCTCGTCGCGCTGTTTGAGCACGTAGGCGTTCCCGTGCACCAGCTTCGAGACGATCCACTGCTCCGCAAACTTGTTCCAGGTCTGGTAGCGATTCGGCTTGCGCAGCACGGGACTGAAGGCGGGGACGTGCACTTCCGTCCAAATCCCATCGGCGTCCTGCTCGACGAGCGCGATCCGCAGCTTGCCGATATCCGACGCAATCAGCGTGGTACAGGCGAACACCGCCGCATAGGACAGCGCCGTCTGGCCCGTCACCTCGGCATTCTGCTGCCAGGCGCCGGTGTAGGGCTCGCGGATGATCGGCCACCACCCGCCGCGGCCGCGCACGGGCGCGAGGGGGCCGGCCGGCGTCAGCCGGCCCCGCACCCGCGACAGCCATCCCGTGAGCGCCATCGGTCAGACGGTGTAGACCGCGTCGGTCAGGTAGTAGACGGCGGTGGCCCGCCCGCGCTGCCAGTTGATCATCCGCTCGGCGCGCAGGCCGACCAGGTTGGCCTGCCAGAGCGAGGTATAGACGGTCGTCGCATCCGGCGCCGCCGGCGCGCTGTCCATGACGACCGAAGCCTCGCGCGACACGTCGATCGCCACGCCGCCCTCGTCGGCAAATAGGATGTCGGGGCCCGACAGGCCGATGACATTGGTGCCGGCGGCGTTCGAGGCGATGATGCGGATCCCTTCGGCCGAGCCGCCGTCGACGCCCATGGAGGGAAACACCTTGTTGCCCATCGCGTCGCGTTTCATGCCCATCGCGAGCGCATTTTTCTCGCTCATGATCAGCGTGAGTGTCGACAGCGAATAGTTCGCGGCGTTGAAGGCGCCGAGGATCGTCGCGAGATCAGTGGTCGCGTTGTCGCTCGACGCCGCGGTCGGCGCGCCATTGGTGATCGACGCGGGACTGACATTGGCGACGAGCGCGACCGCCGGATCGATGAACTGCAGATCGAGGAACTGCGCCATCCCTGCGATCATGTCGGCGCGGACGATGGTCTCGGCGTCCGGACTCGACAGCTTCGCCAGTTCCTCGGTGATGACGATGATCCCGGCCGCCTTGCTGAACTGGATCGCGGTCGTCGTCAGCGCCAGCTTGCCCACCGGTTTCATCGCGCCCTGGCCGACCCACCCGTAGGTCCCGCCGCCGGTCTGCACCGGCACCTGGGTATTAAACGGCACCCGCCGCAGGTTCGGGATCTTGCCGAGGATCGTCGCCGGCCGCAGCAGCTCGAGGAATTCGTTCTCCGCATTACGGATCTGCACCAGGACGCCGGCCCACGCCGGGGTGGTCGTGTCGCCGGGCGCGACCGCGGCCTTGACCATCAGCTCGACTTCGGGGGTGTCCTTCCAGCGGCGCGCGTGTTCCATCGCGCGCAGACTGTCGCCTTTCGCCTGGAGCATCGCCATCGCGTAGCGGACAAACGCGGCGCCTTTCGGGACCTGGGATTTGACCTGCACGACTGGCAGCGGGCGCGCCGGCGACGCGACGATCGGGGTCGCGGCGGCCGCATTGAGCGTCTCCAGCTCGCGCAGCCGGGTGAGGTGCGCGTCGAGGGACTTGAGCTGCGTGCTTACCGTGTCGTACTGCTTGGTCTGCTCGGCGTCGAGGGTGGCGTCCTCGCCTTTCGCCATGAGGTCGTTGAGCTGTGTGAGCAGCGCGCCGCGCTTGGCTTCGTGGGCCGTGATCTGTTCGCCGTAGGTCTGGTGCATCGGAGATCTCCGACTCAGCACGCCTGGCGCGGCGTGCGCGAGACCGCCCGACGCGGCGGCCGATTTAATCGCGGTGATCGTCGCCGCGACGTTCATAGGCAGGGTGACGGCCGACGTTTCGGCCCAGAGCCAGCGGGAGACGTGCAACCCGCCGAAGGGATCGCCTTTCTTCACGAGGCGCGACTCGAGCGGCTGGAAGCCGACCGACAGCCCGCGCACCAGGCGCACCTTGACCGACTGCCACGCCTCGTCGAGCCGGGTCTTGAGCGGCCCCGGCTCGTCGACCTGGGCGATCTGCGCGCGAATGCGAATGCCGGCCGGCGTGACCGACGCCTCGAGCACTTCCCCGATCGGTTGCGTCGTGTCGTGTTGCCAGAGCAGCGGCATCGGCAGCGCAAACTCGGCGCCCTCGGGCACCAGCACGTCGCCGCGCCGATCGGGCGCCGGCGAGCTGGCGATCCCTTCGATCACGCGCGCGTCGGCCTGAAAACTTTTGATCTCGAGCGTGCAATAAGCGCGATCCGGCATGGGGTCGCCGGAGCCTAGCGCAGGTCGGCGCGCGGGGGGGAGTTTCGGTTACAAAACTCCCCGGCGGCCCGGCGCAGGATCTCGGCGAGGCGCTGGCGGTCGCGCTGCGCCCGCGCGAACAGCGCATCGAACTGCCGCGCGGTCAGCCGCACCGACACCGTGACCGACGGCGCCCCCGTGGGATCGAGCGGCGGCCGGCCGGTCTTGCGCGTCACGGGGCGCCATAAATCAGCATCTGGTAAGCCTTGGGCGCGGCCGGCACGGCGTTCCGATCCATGCGGTCGATGGCATTGACGAGCGCGCTGACCAGGTCGATCCGCTCGGGACTCGCGCGCTTCGACGGCTTGAGGTTGCCGGCGGGATCGGTTTCGACGGCGACATTGCCGACACAGAAGCGCAGCACCGGGTGCCCGTCGTGCCGCAGCGTCTGCGACAGGATCGCCTTCTCGAGCGACTTGGTCGGCGCACTCAGGGCCGCAAACCCCTGCCGGATCGGGACGCAGGTAAAGCCGTCTTGGGCGCTGAGCCGCGAGACCAGGTCGGTCGCGTTCCAGGGGTCGTAGGCGACCTCGCGCACGTCGCACTCGGCATCCCACGCCTGCAGCTCGGCGCGCACGCGCTCATAGTCGACGACGGTCCCGGGCGTGACGATCAGCGTGCCGCGGCGCGCCCATTCGTCGTAGGGCACCCGATCCCGCTGCGCCCGGGCCCGCAGCCGCGCCTCGGGCAGGAACGCCGCCGCGCGCACGTCGAAGCCCTCGCCGTCGGGATAGACGCCGACCAGCGCCGTCAAATCCGTGGTGCTCGAGAGATCCAGCCCGACGTAGCACGCGCGGCCCGTCCACGGGCGCGCCGGCTGCTGACAGGCGTCCCACGCCGCGAGACTGATCCAGCGCGCGGCCTGCTCGGTCCACTGGTTCAGGTACAGCCGGCGGAACGTGTTCTCCTGCGCCGGGATCTCCGCGGCGCGCTGCGCCATGACCCGCATTTCCTCGAGCGAGCGGAAATCCCCGAGCGCGGGATTCGCCAGTTTCCACGTGGCCTCGTCGCGCCAATCGGCCTCCGGCGGGGCCTCGTAGAGAATCGGCAGGAACGTCGGATCGATGCCGGGGTGCTCGATCACGCGCTTCGCATGCGCGTACAGCTCCCACAAAATGCTATGGCGGTCGTAGCCGGCGGTACTGATGGCCATCAGGAGCGGCTGCAGCCGCGCGCCCTGCGACGTCGCCAGCACGTCCCACAGCTCGCGGTTCGGCGCGGCGTGCAGCTCGTCGTAGATCACCACGCTCGCATTGAACCCGTGCTTGCTGTACGCCTCGGCGCTGATCGCCTTGACGAACGAGCCCGAGCGTGGGTGCACGAGGCGCTTTTGCGACTCGACGATCTCGACTTCGGCCAGCAGATCGGGCTCGGCGCGCAGCATCGCCACCATCGCCTGATAGACCTTGCCGGCCTGGTCGCGGTCGGCCGCCGCGAGATAGATCTCGCCGCCGGTCTGCCCGTCAAACAGCAGGCAGTAGATCGCGATCGCCGCCGCCAGCTCGGTCTTGCCGTTCTTCCGGGGCAGCATCAACAGGCACGTGCGGTACACGCGGCGCCCGTCGCGGCCCGTTTTGAACAGCTGTGTGAGGATCGCTTTCTGCCACGGCCGCAAGGCAAACGGCCGCCCGGCGAAGTCGCCGGTGTGGGTCAGGTTGTTGATCAACCGCACCGCACGCGCGGCGGGCGGTTCTCGGCGCGCCACGGCTCAGCA